TAAAGTAAATGTACCTCCAACAGATGTATTCCCTTTTATATTAAAAGTAGAAGCACCCGAACCTGCACCAGTTAAAGTAAATGTACCTCCAACTGAAGCATTTCCTAAACTACTAACAGACGCTCCAGACATGGCACCTGTTACTGTTAATGTAGTTCCTACAGAAGCTGCACCTAATGAACTTATAGAAGCCCCAGACATAGCACCTGTTACTGTTAATGTAGTTCCTACAGAAGCTGCGCCTAATGAACTAATACTAGCGCCTGATATGGCTCCTGCTCTTAATGTACCTCCAACAGAAGCAGCACCTCCTACATCTAGTGTAGTTGCTATGTCCATAGCACTTGCACTACTAACAGCAGAAGTTACAGCCGAACCATCGGTATACACTATCGCTGCACCCCCAGCAGGTACTGTTTGTGTATTAAATAAATTTGTGCCTGCGGCTGTTCCGTTTCGCACCGAAACATCCACACTTAGAGTGTTATTTATAAGATAGCTTTTTTCAACAGTTGGTAACAATAAGACATGACCTGCTGTTCCTGTACCAATTAAATTTAAACGATAGTTTCTTCCGGCTTGTATATCATTTGTATTACTTAACGTAACTGCTGCAGTTGGAGCATCATCAGCAAAAGTAACATCAGTTGTTCTTGCAATAGCTTCTTCTAAAGCAGTTAAATTAGTATTAGTTACAGACCCCCATGACCCGGAGTTATCTCCAGTTCCCATAAGTTGAATTTTTAAATCTGGTGACGATGATGAAGCCATTTTGTTCTCCTATGCTGCTTCTTTAATTATAGTCCAGTTAGGGTCTTGTTCAGTATCTACCAAACCCCAAATCATAGTTTTTCCTATTTGCCCAGTTCCAGAAACACCTGAAACTTCTTGTGTTACTTCTCCTGTTGTATCCGTATCACTAATGCCGCCTGAAGCACTAACTTGTGTAACACTTACCTTAGTTTGAGTATCTAAAGATACAGAGCCTACACTTGCAGTAGATTAAACTCCAGTAACAGTTACCCCTACGCCAAAATTTGCAACTGCTGTGCCTAAACTTGCTGTAGCGCTTACTCCGTCTACAGACACCTCTATTAGAGGTGCGTTCCAACCCCCTCTAGCCCAAGTTCCAGAACCCCAGCCAGAAAAAGTAACGCTTGAAGGCATTAAGCTATCCTAATAATTGCTGCTGCGCTTGTAAACGCAGGGAAAACAACTGTAAAGTCTCCAGCAGAAGCCGTTTTTGTAGATCCAAAATCCAGTACACACACGGCAGCATTAGTTATAGTAGCACCTGCATTATTACCCGCATGTGGTGCTGTGTTATATATTAACGCCCCGTCTGCTGCAATTGATACGTTACTAAAGGTTAAGTCTGCAATGTCTACAAAACCTGAAGTAGTTCCTGCAGATACACCATTTATTACTAACGCTGATCCTGCTGAGACGTAATTTGTGCCAACACACTCTCCACCAGCAACAAAACCCGTAGTACCAGCACTAAGTGACGCTCCAGAAGAATATAAAGCAAGTTTAAATGTACTTGCTGCACTCTCCCCACTTGGAGCAAATCTATGCACCCCTAACAATAACTCTGTTTTAAAAGAAGTACACATTGCTTGTGTAATTGCCATTTTTAACTCCTATTCATCTAATAATTTTATTAATTCGGGGTGTCCCATCTCTGTAAACCTATTTGCTAAAGTAACATTATGACTTCTAATAGCCTCGTGCATGTATTGAATTAACACAGCCTTTATACTCTTCTTAAACGCTTCAGCTTGAACTCTAACGGCTGGATGTGAGTCACTACCAACTGATATAATTTTTTTTAATGCTCGTTCTGAAATTTCTTCTGGAGTAAAACCTCTATTAGAAGTTGTATGCACCTCCACACTGCCACCTAATAACGCTGATGTGTTTCCTATCATTTGACTTGATACCTCGCTTGTTCTGTTCTATAAGCATCTTGACGATTCTTACCTTCACTTAACTGTTTAAGCCCAATTATAGACTCATTATACCTTTGACTATAACTTTGAAAAGTATCCGCTTCTCCTTTCATAAATATATGCGCTTCTATTAAAGACCCATACAAAAGAGCAGAATCGTAATTATCTCCGAGCCATGAATTTCCAGCAGTTATGATGCTTTCCGGATAGTAAAAATAATGTAACTCAGCTTCATAATTTTGATCTGGTGTTGGACCTACTATGTAAGATGTTTGATTAAACAAAGCATAATGAGTAGGTGTACCTGTGCTAGTAGGATTTGGAAACGCTTCTCTTATATAATTAACATCTTTACTTAAAAGATAGTTATATGCCCCTGTAGTGGGGTCTATTACGGCTATGGAAAAATCAGCTAACCAATCAGTTGGAACCGCAAGATACTTATTATTTAATGCAAGTGCACCAATTACATTTTTCTTTAACGCTAATATTTGCACAGAATTATATATTTTTTGTTCTGATTGTTTTATAAATCTATTAACCTGTTCAGTGCTGGTTAAAGAAACAAGTTCACCAGCATTGTTTGTAAAAGAAGTATCAGGAAAATCGTTTTCACAATACCCTTTTATGGTTTCAAGAAGTTCTGCGTAATTCATTACGCAAGCCTAGTTGAAGACTTGTTGCCCTTAATAGCAGCTCCTGATCCTCTAGTCTTAACTGTTTGAGTGTTAGCTACTTTATCAGGATACCCTCCTGTTTTAGGCACTGGCACTTCTGTTGGTTGTTTAAATTTTACAGCTTCTTTCATAAAGCCTCCTAAGTTATTTTTATTGTTACATCACCTATATTTGTGCTTATTTTTAAGTTATCTATTAAATCTAAATTAAGAGGGTTTTTTAAACCTACAGGGTTAAACCCATATTGATAACTTCTTGAATCTGATTCAGGAAAACGTGTTAAATCTGGTCGTGGGTTTCGTAAAGCCTGCGGGTCATTTATTGGGTACATTCCAATCTGTAACTGAGGCTGATCCTTCTCAAAGCATGTAGGACACACGAATATATTAACACTTTTTGTTTTAATTGTAAGTTCTTTTAATTCCTTTAATTTATACCTAAACCCACATCTATCACATTCTGCAATAGCTTTTTTTCCACGAGCAAATGCGGCAGTCATATTAGTACAAAAACTCTCTAGGTGCTAAACGTAATGGCGCTTTCTCTCTGTCTTCACTAGAAGCAATTAACCATTGTTCTTCGTATTCTTGTTTTAACATTGGTATACGATTAGCGCCTTCTGGTACTTTTAAAGAAAGATAATAAGCTAAACCTGCGACTAAACATGGCAGCATACGAAAAGGTATGTCTGGGGTGTTAACACCATCCCCAGCATCTTGTATTCTTCGCATCCTAAAATATACAAATGTATATGTATCACTTCGATCTGGTGCGGGCCAAACTCTAATTTGTGGATTTTGTACTACTCCAGAAGAGTTAGTAGCTCCTGACTGTCTGTCTATAAATACTTGAACAGGTCTACCAGTATTATTTTTATTTGGTATGGTTGCGTAAGTAGACACACTAATTCTACTAATTGTTAAATCTTGTTGATTAGACCCTGAACCTGTACGCACCTGATGCTCTAAAAGGTCAATTGTATCTACAGGTAAATCATAAGCAATAGTGCCTTGAGTTAAAGGAATAGATCCCTCTTCAATAGTCCATAAATTTATACCTCTGTTAGCCCAATCAATAGTTAGTAAATTTAAAGAACGTCTTGCAGAACGCAGATCATATCCTGTTCGCATTTCTGTGCCGCAACGACTAAACGCTTCTTCAGCTATGTCATTTAAATTTAAATTAAAAGCGGTTGTATCTGTAGTAGCCATCTATGTTTTTGCTTTCACACTGTTAATGTATCTTCTATAAACTCCAGCGGCATCTCTTTTTCCCATAACTTTTGCTCTTTGTTCCATGGCTATGGCTGCTTGTATTTTATGAGCCTTCGATCTGCCACTACCTTTAATCCTACTAACACTTCTTGTTGCATCCTCTTTTGTTGCAAACTTCAAACCCTTTATAGTGCCTTTAGGATCTTCGTCTGTATATAAATCTGAATGTTTTTTAGACTTTGCGGGTTGTCCTTTTTTTCTTGGTATTCTTGGCTTTGACGATTGTTTTAACATTAGTTGGTTTACCTCCTGGATTCCCTGCAGCTCTTTTACGTTGAACTGCTGACTTCTTTTGCGCTGTGGTCATAGATTTTGCTTTAGCTCTTGGCACACATTTAGGGTAAGCTCTTTTACTATCTCCTTTAGTAGATTTTCTACCACAAGCCTGATACTTACCTTTCTTTTTGGGCGCACCAATGTCCACCCAATCTCCTTTAGAGCCTTTACCAAACCACTCTTTAAGAGACATTATCTATACCCCCCACCCCTTTTTTTGTACTCACGCACTATGTAGCCCGATGCGTAAGCACTTGGAAAAACCTTAAATTTACGTTTAGCTTCAGCTTTTACACGAGCATATAAACTTGGATTTGTAGGCTTAGAACCAGATTTTTTAGCAGATTTCTTTTTTTTAGTTCCAACAGAACCACCTCTTTTAAGTTTCTCTACCTTGGCTTTTTGCATAGCCCCCATTCCACGACTTGGCATCATGCTCTAGTTTTCCCTCTTTGAGCTATACCATCT